GCACTTGCAAATCCTTCTATTTCACCTTCAGACAATAAATCTTGTATTGTTGCAAACTGTCTGCTGTTTAGATTGTCAGGGTCACGGATTGGTTTTCTTGAAGCTTGTGGTTTTGGACCACCAGAACCTTTAATATATTTCATCATGCCTCTACTTGGTTTGTATCTACTGCAGCAGATATAACAACAGAACCAGTTATTATTTCACCATAAACAATAGGAACTGGTGTGCCTGCTCTTGAAGTATTTTGAACACCGCCAAAACTAAATGAAATTCTTGGGTCCTCCTCTGAAGCAAATTGTTGTTGGTCTGGTATAGGAAATAACATACCACTTACACCACTAAGTAATAAACCAGCACCAATACCAAAAGCTGCCTTTGCACCTAAACCAGCAGCAGCAAAACCACCAGCACTAAATGACAGTGGTGTAGCAAATAAACCACCAACACCAAAACTCATAGCAATCAAAGCACCACCTAATATTATCTTTCCTACATTACCTCTACCAGCAATAACAGGTATAAAATTTATTTCTTGTTTTCCTACTGGATAATGTATTTCCTCTTTATCTATAAAATCATTGCCAACTTGTATCATGTAATATTGCGGATTCATATATGTTTCTGCTTCAGGGAAATTATGTATTAAAAAACTTACAGCCTGTGCAACACTATTTACTTTGACATCAAATTCTTTATAACCGATAAATTTTGCTAATTTTCCATGCAATTTTATTTTACTTAACATAGCGCAACCTCTTTCCAGTACATTTTAACAACCATTCATTATAAGGTTCCTTACAACTTAGTCTATCTGATAAATGATGCAGAACATCACCATCTATAAAAATCGCCACATGGTTTAACCCTTTACCAAGAATTGACATAAATAATAAATCACCATTTATAAGTTTTTCATCTGCTTTTAATTCTCTAAAACCTGTTTGCGATGCACAACTTTCAAACATTGGATTGTTTGCAAATTCATCTGGTGTTGGTCGTTCCCAATCTTTCAAACAAATATTTTTTTCTTCTTTATACCAATCTACAACTAATGACCAGCAATCAGTTATACCCCAAACATATTCCCTACCAAGAATTGGTGCTTTATAACCACATGGCTCAATATAACCCCACTGCTCTGTTTTTGGATTAACAATATACCAAGGCATATTACTTTGTTCACAACTTACTTTATCTGCCTGACTAGCAATCGGCGGTGTTTTTGGGTGGCTATGTACAACAGCAATTATTTCTCCTTGTTTTTCAGCATTTAAATATTCTTTTGGATTAAGGATAAAACTATCAAAATCAGAAGATTCATTTTTACATGGTATATAAATTTTTTTACCTTTTTTATTTATTAATAAACCAACAGACTCTTTTGGGTCTTGGATCTTTGCGTGTGTTAACGCATCTTGTTTCCACTTAGTTAAATGTTCCAATAGAAGGAAAAATACTTCGTGTGCATTGTCTTTTTGGTATATGAACACCAGCTAAATCGGTTGGCGCAGCTAATTCAAATTCAACTAATTCTCTATTTTCACTTGCTTTTCTATCAATGGCATATATTTCTTGCGGAAACTCTACACTTGAATCCGCAGTTGCATTAGTGCCATCTGCAAAATTTACTGCATCTAAAAACTTTGCAAGGGTTCTTATTCTTGTAACAGTAGCACCTGTTAAATCATTACCCGCTGTTGTCTCATTTACGGATAAAAGAATTGCTGAGATTAGCCCAGTTGCATTGCTAATTCTTATCATTGGTCTTGGTATCTGTCCTTTTTGGTATGCAAAACCATCTGCTTGTATTGGAAACCTTAGATATTCATTGCCAGCCCAAACAATTTTTCCATTGGCATCTAAATTACTACCAGCATGGAATCTATAAACAGTATTGGCACCATGCAATGCTGTTGATAATTGCAATGTAAATAATTCAATAATCGCAGAAGGATTTATTGATTGTAAATTACTAAATACTGCTGAGTTGACTGACATTAACTTGGTTCAAATACTTCCCTAAAGGTAGCTTTTATTGTTGCACGATTATTATATGGAATTGTTTTGTTCCAACTTTCACATACAAATTGCATTGCTGTAGATTCACCAGTTGGTGTGTATGTAAATGATTCTCTGTCTAAGGCTCTTGCATCTAAAAATGTTTCAATAGTATCTGCATCTGTCTCTGACACATTCCAAGTAAAACTAAATTCTTTTGGATTTTGGTGTGCATCAAGTCCTAAAAAAATTCTATGTTCGTAACCATCTGCAAATTTAACTGTTCTTGTATTAGGTTTATTTTTTTTTGATGTACCGTAAGAAGGTGTGATGTCAGGAAAAGTTGCCATTATGCTAATATTCCTCCGGGTCTTTTTTGCTGTATTAATTCAGATTGTACTGCAGCAGCAATAAGTCGGCCTAACTCTTTTCCAGCATTTTCATTACCTTCTACATTTGAACCAGAGGCATCTACATTTACAACAATATTATTTGTGGTACCAGCCATTTCACTATTAGGAATTATTGTGCCTGCAGTTGAAGGTACAAACAATTCTGGTCCTCTTTCACCCACGATTGATGGCCTACCGACAGGCGGTCTACCACCGTTTGCAAAACCTACTAAATTACTAAATATTCCTAAACCAGTACTTTTTAACAATGTATTGATGCCCATTCTAAGTAAAGAATTTGCCAAATCATTAAGAATATTTTTGGCTGCTTCACCTAATGACTTTGTACCATTTATTGCACCAACTAAAGCGTCTGATATTTGACTTCCAATGGTATGGCCTATTTCTGCAAACTTTTCTTTTAATAACTCAGCATCAGTTTTTACTATCTTGAAGGAATCAGAAATTTTGATAGTACCTAAATTAATGTCATTTAAAAAGGCTTTACTCATATCTAAATTTTCGTTAAAAAATCCTGTGCTAGGCACTAAACCTTCTGTAAAAGAAAAGGCAGTATTTTCTACAGCAACTTTATTCTCCTTATTATTTTCTGTAACTACTTTTGTAGATTTTTCTAGTTGTCTTTGAACCTCAAGTTGTTGTTGCAATCTTTTTGCAACCTCTGCATTTATAAGAGCATTTGTTATTTGTGATTGTACTTGTGCTGGTTGACCTGTAAATGTTTGTCCTTGGAAATCAATAGACACTTCGCCCATACCAAAAGCACCACCCGGCATGAACCCTGCTTGGTCACGAACAATACCTTGTGCTTGTTTTTGAAATGCTCTTTTATCTGTATCAGTAATACCTCCAGCTGCGATTGCTTGGTTAATACTGTTTACAAGATCAATAGCAATATCCAAAGCACCTTTTAATGCTGGTTCTAATTTTTCACCAATCTGTTGTGCTAATGTTTCTACACCATCAACTAACGTACTAAATTTTCCAGCTAAAGTTTCACTTTGCGCAGAAGCACCACCAAAGAAGGCACCACCTTCATTTGTAAGATTTATTAATGCTTGGTTAACAAGATCAGCACCAATTTTTCCTTTTCTCATTGCATCAGCAAATGCATCTCCTTGTAATCCTGTTATGTTTTTAAGTTCTGTTGTTATATCAACTCCTCTTTCTAATAATTGTAAATTTTCCTCTTGTTGTAATTTGCCCTTTGCTTGTATCTGACCAAAGGCTGTTGCAATACCATCTAAATCTGCACCAGTAGCACCAGCAACATCTGCTATTCTTTTTGTCGTATCAACCAACTTATTTGTTTCAAAACCAAATGCTTTTAGTCTTTTTGTAGTTTCTATTAATTCAGATGCTTTAAAAGGTGTTACAGCACCAAAAGCTTTTAATTCAGCAATAATAACATTTGTTTTTGCGACACTACCAGTTAATACCTCTAAAGACTTTCTTTGCCTTTCTAACTCTGCTGTTTGAAAAATTACAAACTTTCCAACTTGGAAAATAGCAAAAGCTGCAGCAAGTTTTCTAATAGTACCAAGTAAATTATTTACAGCTCTAGATGATTTGTTTGCACTATTGCCAAATCTATCAAAAGATCGTTTACCTTCGTTTAGTTTATTTTTTAATTGATTTGTATTTTTGTTTAGATTTTTGGTTGCATCATTAACACGTTTTAAAGGTGCAATCGCATTTTGCGCATCAACTATTAATCTAACTGTTGATTGTGCCACAGATACAAATAACCTTTATTATATATTACCTTGTTTTATTACTTTGACGATTCATTTCTTGTTTATGTCTGTCATTCTTAATTTCATAATATGCAGACCAATATATTAATTCCTCTTCTGTCATATTTTCTCTTAATTCTTTTATTGTTTTACCTAACTCTTCTGCGAGAAAAAACTCAAAATATAAAGAGGTATCTCGCCTTATCCGTTTTTTGCTGTATTAACATCTACGTTTATATTCATCATAAACAATTCCAATTCATTCAAAACAGATTCTGGTAAAAATCTTTTTAAATCTTCTGAATCTGCTGATGAAAATGCTTTTGACCCATCTTCATTTTCTGCAAGTTGGCAAAGTAGTCTTGTTGAGATTGCCAAAGCTTCATCTGTTCCAGCAGCAGCTTGTGCTTGTATTCTGTCATGTCTGGTTAGTGGTGGAAAATATAATTCTTTTAACAGTTCGCCATTTGGCTTTTTTAGTTCATACTTTCTTCTTTGACTCATTACTTCACCAAAGGCTTCAGTAATAAGGTCGACGTTTCTTTTTGTTGGCATAAAGTTTTATCTTGTTACCCTAATGTACTATATAGCTGAAGTTATGGCACCTGATGTAATAAACGAAACATTGATAACTTGTGTTTCACCCATAGTTGCGCCATATTCTGCACCAGTAATAATTCCAGAAAAGCTAATTTTTTTTGCTGCTGTACTTGAGTCGGGGAATAATTCAAATAAAGCATCTGCTGTATCGCCAGTAATTAGAACATCATCAATAAAAGTTGTATATGCAGTTCCAGTTTCATTTGGATTGTAAAGAAGTTCAACAGAACCCTCACCGGAAATTAAACCACCTATAAAAGTTTTAGATGTGTCGCCTTGTTTTGTTGTTTCAAGTGTATCTTTGGTAATAGATAAAGACCAAGCCCTTGTTGCTCCAACATCAGCTTCTGTACCAGCTGCATTATGAAACATAACCTTACCAACATCACCTCTAATAGCTGTTGCCATACCAATAAAAAGAAAGATTTAAATATATGTTACCTCTTTTTAGGTTTTTTTACATCTTTTTTTGAATTTTGTTGTGCCTCATAATATCTTCTACACTCAGGATCCCAATATGCAGCCTCCCTTCTGCCTTTTACTGCTTCTATTGCATCTAGCATTTCTTCTGTGATTTCAAGCTTTGCCATAATTAAAGTTCCTCAAATATTTCAAATGTAATTCTTAATTGTGTTTGCATTTTACCCTCTGGTGAAGATGTTAAAACTTCAGGACCAATAGGCGAATCAAAAATAACATCAGAAACTGTTTGCCTATTATAAAGGTCGCGCAACCTTTTACAAATAGTATAGTTTGCTCCTATACCAACGCCTTCTTGTGTAAATACATTTAAAACAACTAAACCGACAACACTGTTTATTCCGTTTCCTAAATATCTACCGGAACCAAAGCTAGTTTGACATTGTACAAAGGTATCTTCAGTGATTGACTCAAAAGGCATATTGTTAAAAACAATCGGTATTATTGGTGCTTCATTTAACTCTGTCTGTAAACGCTGTTCAATGGTCTTTCTAATTGTATTTAAATTTACTGCTGCCATCATTCCCTCCTAAATTCATCTTCAATAAAACCTTCAAGTTGTTTGGCAATTAATTCTGGGTAACCTTTTATTGTATTTGTTTCAGGTCTTGTTCTATATCTACCACCCCAACTTGGCGGCAAGCTTGTACCATAAGCAACTGGTTCAGCATATTCTACATCTGTAAATACTTCCCCAACAAATGGTTGTATATCATTTTGCCAAGAACCTTTTAGGTTACCAGTATCCACTGGTGTTGCTTTTTTTACTCTTTCCTCCCATAACAAAGTTGCTTTTTTAACAGTACGAATTACTTTGCCTTCAAAGTGTTCACCAATACCAGACAACCTTATTTCTCTTGCCATTATGCTCTTAAATAAAAAATATATTTAACATCAGTATTCTCAGCCATATCTGTATCAATCTGAATAATTTTATAAACAATCGAACTAATAACAATTTTGTCTTTGGTCGTTGGTGTAAATGTTAAATCTTGTGCTGATACATTTAGCTTTTTATCACTTTGTGAAATTAAATCATTGACCTCTGTATTAGTTACATTTTCCAATAGACCTTTAACAGTCGTATCTGTCGTATCTTTTATTATTTCTCCATCTGTAATGTCATAAGACGTTTCTGTTGTACGTCTAATAATTATATCACCACCAAACTTCATAATGGTTTTATTGGCAACCTTTTTAAGTGATGATGCAATTCCCATTACAATCTGTAGGCAATAACTGTGCCGCTTGAAAGCGTAATACTTGTAATGACTCCTTCAATCTTACAGTTTGACTTAAGATCAATACTTGTTAAATCGCCGGTTATGTTCTCTGCTACTAATGTTGCAATCGCAGAATCTTTTAAAGCTTGAACACAACCAAATCTGCCTGTAACTGCACTTGTGTCGTTGATAATAACTGCTGCTGGATAGTAGCTCATGTTAACTCCTTTTAATACCAATGTTGCCTGGCCCACTTATTCGCAAGCCTGTGAAATAGCGTTCGAATAATGGCGGTACTCTGTCAGCACCTACAGCACCATAAAAATTTGGTGTTGCTTCTATATTACCAAGCTTAACAGTTTTGTAATCCTCCAGGCCACTTAATCCTAATCCGTCACGATTGTTATTTAAATAAACAGCAAGAATAACTTGCGCCTTTTTAACTTGTTCCGGTATCTCTGTCTCTGCAAAATAATCTGTTGATATGCGAAATGGAAAACCTATTGAATATGTATTTATGTAAGTGTCTGGTTTTCTAACGCCCTGTCTAGGCCATTGTAATGCTTGTGTATTAGTTACCCTTGCGCCTAAAAATCTTTCTCGGTCAACCCTAACAGCAGCAGTATATAATGCTCTATTTTTATTATCTGTTGATGAATTATCCCAGGCAACAACATCATCATCTGCAATAAGGCCTTCTACTATTGTGTTTGCATCAGATAAAGTTAAATAACTATTTGCTGATGCTCCTCCCACTGTTGCGTCTATCGTGATTGCCATTTGCTTTTACTTTAGATTTCTTTTTTTTAGAAGGAACAGAGACTACCGCTTTGGCAGCCTCTTGTTCTCTCATACGCTTAAAAGCGAATATTCCCATTAACTAGAAGCACCTTTAAGTGCAACAAAGTTAATAACAATAGCTTCACTTAATGAACCAGCAGAAACATTTGAAACTGTGATTGCAAAAGAACCAGCAGCAATAGTGTTTGCAGCTACTAGATAACTTCCAGCAGTACCAGCAGAACCATGGTTAACTACTACAACATCAGTTGCAGCAATTTCACTATTGGTAACTGTGAATGATACTTCTGCAGCAGCAGCCAAAGCTGCGTTATTCATAGTGATTTGGCCTGACTCTGTATTAAGAGTTACACCTGTACCTTTGTTTGTTGCTTGGGTAACTGTACCGCCTTTTGTTGGTCCAGTTAACTTACCAGCAGTAACCTCGAATAAACTTGGCATGATTTAATTACCTTTAGTCTTGAGTTGATACGTTGGTAGCTCTTACGATACCAATGTTCTTTGTCTCGTAGACTTTCGACCAGTTGCCTACAGTTTGAAGTTGCGCTCTTGTTGGGTTTACAGTTGTAACAGCCCATTTAGAACCAACAGGGTGATATGTATAGTGAAGATCAATAGCCATAGCATCAGATTTAGCCAGAATATCTCTGTCTGTTTCTGTTGTCAGACCAGCTTGTTCGCCACTAGCTACTGAACCAGCAGTAAAGAAATATGTACTGTATTCAGTTGATGAACCACTACCAGTAGTTGTAAC